CTACAGCGAGGCTTCCTCATGAAGACTAAGGACGGCGTTCAGAGTGACAGCATAGTCGCGTAGCTCCAACGGCCCGCCCTTATGAACAACCCCGACAACCCTCTCCATTCTATCCATAATTGGGCCTCCGGACATACCTTGGCCAATTTTAAACGAGAGGTTCAAGAGTTTGACGCCCGATCTCGTTGCCACATGAGAGACTTCCCCTCTTGATGTAGTAACGGCATCTCCCACCTGATAATCCGTAAAGCCGAACGCTCTGACAACATCACCGCCTCGAGCAGGAACTCGGCAAGGTTTCAATCCTTCGAACTTATTTTCTGGGACATCATGTTTGAGTATGCAGATGTCTCTCACTTTGCATCGTTTGGCGACTTTGACTTCGAATTTCAAATTGGGAGCTGATGGATGAAATACGCGGAAGAATTCCAAATCAATTTCCTCCGGCGGCGCGCAGTGCTCGGCACTTACGAGTCCGACACCGTCCAAGAAGAAAGCTGTTCCCTGAGCCCCCTCAGTTACACTCATAATTCCCTGCCCATTGGCCTCCGCTTCGCCATATAGTTTATCTATTTTTCTGTCATTATATTGCCACTCTATAATCCATATTCCCGAGCTCTGCCTCTCCCGGGGAGTCGGCTCCGTCGCGAGGGACGGCAAAAACTCTTTATTGAACTTGTCTGCCAGTGATCTATAAATCGGGTCACCTTTGCCTCGGACATTGGCAAGGTGATTGAGCTTCCCGCGCAAATACTGCTCCAGTGATCGCTTCGCCGACGGGCGCTTCTGTCGGAACTTTGCCTCTGCGACGGCGTATCCGTCTTTCATAATGCTGAAAAGGATTGCGCGAATGTTACTTATGTATGTCCTCGGAACATTCGGAAACTCATTAACAATTAATCCGGTCACAATTTTCCTGTGCGATCCGGATGAAAAGCGAATCTTTTCCTCGTTCAGAAAGAACCCATTCTTCACGACCACGTCAATCAAATCGACTGAAAGGGCGCTGATATCTAATTTCCCCGGAGAAGGAACGGTAGCTGAAAATAGACCCGCGGGCGTTCCATTCGTGGAGATACTAATATCATCAGCATATCTAGTAAAAACCAAATTCTGCTTCTTTGCGAAACTGTGCAAGTCTCGATCTAGCGAGAAGCAGATCAAATTTGATATAATGGGGCTCGTCGGCGCCCCTTGCGGAAGGTACCCTGCGTGGCAGCATATTGTTGTGATCGCGTCACATACGTCGGTGGCAAATCCGAGATTTCGGAACAGCCCTCGTACCCGGTTCTCTGTGATCGACGGAAAGAAGGCTTTCAGATCTAAACTTAGGACATGCCTCTTTCTGGCGTGAATGGCGGCATTCGTAATGATTGATCGCCCCGAAACGAATCCGTGGGTGGAAAGCCGCGGACGGTAAAATTTCTCGAAAGAGCTTTTTAGGCGTCCCTGGAGGAACTTTAGCCTTGCATCGGGCGCAGATATCAGCCTCGCCTTTTTCGGAGACGGTATCGTGAATTCGCTATACATGAAAGATCGCGAAAGCCTGATCTTTAGAAGCTCCTTATCGGAAATGCCCAGGTAGTCTAGCATCTTACTCAGAGTCGTGAGCTCATCAGGTATACCGATCCTCGGCTTTCCTGAGCCGAAGATATAGCTTCCGGAAGGCACGAGGTGCTCCCCTCCATTCATGCATAGGATATCAGATTATGCAGGCCACAGACTTGTGCTGTTCATTGCGTCTTGCGTTTCAGTTCCGACAACGCGAGTGCGAGGGAGCACCTCGTATGGCATCGCTACGATAGATCGTGAAAGGCTGCAAGCGATCTCCTTGACGTCTGGCCGCTCTCTGCGCATTGCAGTCATACGAGCGCGGCCGATTGCCACTCCCCGGGCAGGCTAGGTGCTCAGAGCTCGGCCGCTTGGGCAAGCCTGGACAGGACTAGCGCATCGAGCGTGTCCGCCGAAGGTGCCAACTGCTTCAGCGCGTCCGGCACCGAGTTCCGGACATAGCTCGAGGCAAACTCCGTCGCCGCGTCGGGGGTAAGCTTGCGGGCCACGGCCAGGCGCGCAGCGGTCATGATCGCCGAATGCAGCGCCTCGCGATGCCGGGCCTCGATCTGGATCCCGGTCCAGCGCTGGAAACGGACGGTCGCGAGCCCGATCAGCGCGGTGAGCACCACGCCTGCGAGATCGAGGAGGCTCGGCGCTAGGGCGGTCAGCAGGCCGCTGCCGGTCGAGGCGGCGGCAGGGAGGGCGAGCGTGGCGAGGATGATGGCCGAGATCACCGAAGCGGTCCCCTGGGCAAGGGCGGCGACCAGCGGCCAGCCGACGAGCAGGATGAAGGTCAGCGCACAGAGGGCGAGCATGAGCACGAGGGGCGCCAGAGGCGCGAGGACGATGATCGGGGACATGGGGTCTCTCCTTCAGAGGCGGGCGAACTGGAAGTGCATCCAGTCGCGGTTGCAGGCGCGGCCGAGGCTCGTGGCGCCGGCGGCTTCGACGATGGTCCAGAAGGGCTCGTAGGCGGGCGCGGCGAAGCTCGCCCGGTCACGGCCCCAGCGGAGCGGGTTGCGCTCGGGATCGAGATCGACGGCGATCCCCCAGGAGTGCATCGAGAGCGCCGAGCCGCCGCGCATGGGCCGGTGGTTGAAGCAGCCGCCGAAGAGGTTCAGCCGCAGGCTCTCGAACTGGTCCGCGCCGTAGTGCGACACCGCCTCGCGGAAGATCCGCGTCATCGGCGCGGCGACGAGCTTGTGGCAGCGGAAGCTCGTGATGCTCGTGTTGAGATCCCAGGCGAGCCGGAACGGGATCGGCAGCTCGACGATCCCGCCGGTGCAGTCGGGCCCGCCTGCCACGCCATAGAAGGTCGCGACGGACTCCTGCCGCGGATAGGCGCCCTGGGCATCGGCCACGGCATGGCCGGGCAGCGTCACCCGGTCGACGGCGGCGCGCAAGGGCCCCGAAGCCCAGGCGGTGAGCGCCTCGCGGGTGTTGGGCCCTAGGAGCCCGTCGATCCGGCCCGGCGCATGGCCGAGCCGCGCCAGCACCGCTTGGCCGGCCGCGATTCGCTGCCGGCGCGAGGGCCAGCCGCGCCAGGGCATCGGCTCTCCCTCGAGCGCAGCCTGTGTGGCCGTCTGGGTCAGCGGCCCCGCATCGCCGTCGATGGCGCCGCGGTAGAGCCCCGCGGCCGACAAGAGCCGCTGGATGTCGGAAGTCGTCACGTCTTTCTCCATATGCAAAAGCCCCGCGCGAGGGCGGGGCGTGGGTGGTCGGCCTGGTGGGATTTTCAGAGGAGGGTCGCGATCCGCTCGCGGTTCGAGACGAGGAGCTCCTGCGCCTCGGTGCTGCCCGAAGCGGAGACCGAATAGCTTAGCCGCACCGGCTCGAGGTGGAACCGGCCGAAGAGCGCCCGGATCTCGGGCGTGTCATTGATGGACATGAGGAAGGCGCCCTTCAGGCCGCCGAGGATCTCGGCGATCCGCGCGAACTGCGCCCGGTCGAAGATCCCGCGACCGTAGTCGTTCTCGCCGCCGAAGTAGGGCGGGTCGAGATAGAAGAGCGTCTCGGCCGTGTCATAGCGCGGGATGAGATCCGCCCAGTCGAGGCTCTCGAAGACCACGCCGTCGAGCCGCTCGTGGGCGGCGTCGAGCACCGGCTCGAGGCGCGCCAGCGAGAAGCGCGGCCCGTGCCCGGCCGAGACGCCGAAGACCCCGTCGAGCTTGCCGCCGAAGCTCAGCCGCTGGAGGTAGAGGAACCGGGCGGCCCGCTCGAGGTCGGTGAGCGTGGCGGGGTCGGTGACCCGCAGCCGATCGAACTCGCGCCGGCTGCAGATCTGGAAGCGCATGATCTCGAGAAGCTGCGGGTAATGGCGCTGCAGAATCCGGAAGAGGTTGATGATCTCGCCGTTGCGGTCGTTCATCACCTCGAGGCGCGGCCGGAAGCGGCGGCGGAGGAAGATCCCGCCCATGCCGACAAAGGGCTCGACATAGGCGCGGTGGGGGATGGCCTCGATCCGCTCGAGGATGAGCGGGTGGAGACGTTTCTTGCCGCCGAGCCACGGGGCCACCGGGGCGGCGGGAGGTACTTGTTTCATTTGGTGATTCTGCCTCACAAGGCGCCTGCCCTCGCGAGGGGTGGCAGGCAGTCTGAAAGGCGACGGACAGGCTGGCGCGGTTGTAGGTGAGACTTTGGCCGCGTGGTTCGGGCTGTTCGCGCAGCCCGGCCCCTGCCAGAGGGGCGCTGCGGGCGCGCTGTCGCGCGACCGTATTTTCACTACACACCTATATTGATTGCTGCCTTTTGCGTGTGTATATTTAATCGCGTGAGCGACGGCATCGAACTCGAATGGGACGAAGACAAACGGCAGGCCACGCTGGCAGACCGTGGCCTCGATTTCGCCGACGTCGCTCTGATCGACTGGGATGCCGCGCTGACCCTCGAGGACACGCGGCGGCCCTACCCGGAGACCCGCTACATCACCGTCGCGCCCATCCGCGACCGTCTTTGCGTTGTGGCCTGGTGCTGGCGGGGCGACGTGCTTCGCGTGATCAGCCTGCGCAAGGCGAACGCCCGAGAGGAGAGGAAGTATGGCTAAGGTGACACCCTACATCGGCGACGACGACGAAGTCCGCGAGCTGGACGACCACTTCTTCGCCAACGCGCGCCGCGGCCGGCCGCCGAAGCCGAGCGAGCAGAAGAAGGTGCGCATGAACCTGATGATCGATCCCGAGCTCGCCTCCAGGCTGGACGGGATGCCGAACAAGAGCGCCTTCGTGAATGAGGCGCTGCGGAAGGCGCTCGCGCCCTGATCGTGGTGAGGGGCAGCCTCGGATCGCCTCCGTTACCCCGCACTCCTTCCCCGCCAGAGCCGCTCCAGCATCGCCGTCGTCCCGCGCGGGCCGAGATAGGCCAGCATCGCCACGAGCCCCATGGCGGCGCGGCCGTCTAGGTTGAGGTACGAGCTCAGCGCTTCGCCCACGAAGGCCATGGCGACGAGGGCGGGGATCTCCCAGAGGAGCTCGCGGCCGAAGAAGGCGCGGCGGCGGGCGCGGACCTCGCCCGTGTGATACATGAGCCGCCCCATGGCGGCCGCGATCAGCGTGGCGATGGCCCCGCCCCAGAGCGCCGTGATGGTGTCGATCAGTCCCTTTTCCGGCATCGCGCCGCTCCTGTTCTGCGCGCCTCGCGCGGGTCTCGGCCCGGCCGGGGGTGGCCGGGTCGTGTCATGATGATCGGGAGGGCGGGAGCGCCTTAGGCAGGCGGGCCTGCGGGCCTGACGATCCCGGCGGGGGCGCCCAGCCGCCTCAGCACGTCGCGCAACGGCCGACGACAGGCGGCCCAGGCGGCGCGGTCGGCCGGCGTGTCAGCGACTCGCGTTGAACCGGACCGGGCTCACAGCGTCACCTGCGCGGCTTCGATGAACAGCCGATCGGTCTCCTCCGGCGAGAGGCCGAGGAGAAAGGCGAGCGTGTCCATCGTCTCCGATCCCCGGACGAGCACCGTCGCGCCGCGCAGCGCCGCCCGCATCGCCCATGGGTAGGCGGCGTCCTCCGCGATGGCCATCGCACGGGCCCACTTCTCCTCGCCGACCACGATCATGACCTGCAGCAGGCTGATCTCGGCCGGCCCCCGCGCGCGGGCCTCGGCCTGCGCCTTGATGTCCCGGGCCTTCATGAGCCTGCTGTAATCGATGGTTGCGGTCGTCATCATTGCTCTCCTCCTGCTCATGGATCAGCCCTCCGCGGACGGCGGGAGATAGGGCGGGATCGGGATATCCTGATCCTCGACCTCGATCGTGCCCGGGTTCGGCAAGGAGATGTCCCCGTAATAGCCGTGGGGGAACACCACCTCGAACTCGAGCACGCCGTTGACGCGGGTGACGTTGCTGGTCACCCAGGTGTTGTCCATCGCGTCCCAGGGGAGCACGTCTCCCTCCTCGACGTCGCTGAAGTCGTAGACCATGTCATTGCAGGTCAGGGTGTCTCCCTGAACCCGGAACAGGGTCAGCTCATACATCCGCCGAAGCGGGACCATGCGAATGCGCATCATGGCGGGTTACCTCCAGCGACCGGTGACGAGAAGATCGACGACCTGCGTCGCGGCGTAGGACGTCGGCGACAGAAGCATGTAGGCGGCGACGTTCGAGGCCCCCGGCCGGCCGAGCAGCGAGATCACGGAGCCGCCCCGGCAGCCGCCCGTCACGCAATGCCCGTTCAGGGCCCCACTCGCGAACTCGACGGGAAGCGTCACCGTCTGCCATTCGGTGCGATAGAGGGGCCCATGCGGAGTGGTCGGACCCGGAACCCCGGTCTGGACCAGGCGGCAAAGCTGCGTCCCATCCGCAAAGCGAACATACTCGGCGCCAGCCGTCTCGCCCTTTTCGATGATGCCGCCGCGCGGAAGTCCGGAAGACCAGCTCACGGCGCCCACGATATTGCGCTGGTCGTAGGTCAGGAACCAGTCTCCCCAAGTGGTGTCCTTGGAGCGGCACCAGTGCCCGGTGTCGCTGGCCGTCTGCGGGTAGGCGATCTGCACCGCGCGGCTGGCCCCGTGCTGGATGTGCTGCAGGGTGCCCACGGTCATGCCGCCGGGGCGGTTCAGCGTGGTCCCTGTGACCCGATAGAAGCCGGTGGTCGTGATCTGGTCCACGTCGTTTCCGGGCGCGGTGCGCGCCGTGCCGCCGAGGCCATAGTCCCCGACCTTGAGGAGGCGCCCCGGCGTGGTGTCGAGATCGGTCTGGGTCACGGCCGTGCCGGACATGAGCCCCTGCAGCTCCATGCCGGAGGGCGTGAACCGCGCCCGTTCCGTCCCCTGACAGGTGACGCCGAGCTCGTTCTCGGCCGCGAGGAAGAAGCCCGTGTTCGAGCCCACCTCCCCGTTGAAGGTGAGGCCCGGGAAGGTCTGCGTCCCGTCCGGAACGCTGAACGGCACCAGCGCGGCCGCGCGGCCGGAGCCGACCCGGAACCGCTCCTCGCCCCCGGCCGCGATCCCGAGGAGGTCCGCCGAGGCCCGGAAGATCCCGGTGTCGAGGTCGCCCGCGAAGGTGAGGCCGGGGGTGGCCGCCGCCCCGCCGGGCAGCACGGCCGGGAGGGTGGACTGGAAGTGGGAGGTGGAGAAGAAGCCGCGCGTGGCCCCGCCCGTGACGAACTGCAGGACATCCGCCCCGTCGCTGCGGATCCCGGTGTTCGGATCGGTCTCGAACGAGATCCCCGGGGCGGCCGCCGTCCCGAGCGGCGCCCGGAGCGGCACGGTCGAAGTGAGCGCGAGGGCCGAGACCGTGAGCCGGAGGACGCCGCCGGCCGCGATCCCCAGCGCATTGCTGCCCGGCCGGAAGAGCCCGGTGTCGCGATCGTCCCGCCAGAAGAGGCCGGGGGCTGCGGCGGTGCCGTCGCCGAAGCCCGCGCCGGTGAGATAGGGCAGAAGTTCGTTCAGCTCGGCCACGAAGGCGGGGAACCAGCCCAGGAAGGCGTCGGCATTGTCGTTGAAGGTGCCGGGGTTGCCGCTGTTCGGCGGCGTCGGCGGGGGAGAGAAGAAGTCCATGGGATGCTCCCTTGCGTCAGGCGAGGCTCTCGACCTCGGCGCGGCCGTCGCAGATGGCATGGCCGAGGGTAAGGTCGTAATCGCGGAGGATGCCGGCGACGGTGGTGCCCCAGACGTCGGCCCCTTCGCCCGCGTAGAAGACGGCGAGCCGGCTCGAGACCCGCTCCATGATCGACTGGACGCGGGCCGCGCCCTCGAGCGGGACCTGGAAGGCGAGCGAGACGGTGCGGGTGACGGGGCGCGGCACGATATAGAGCCCGCCCCATTCGTCGCGCTGCTTCACGGAATAGTCGACGAGACCGAGGCCGGTGCCGGCCACCGTGGTGCCGACCGGCGTGTCGCGGCCCATCACGATCTCGCCCACGCGGGTGACGGCGCCCCCCGTTACCGTGATGTCGAGCGTGGCCCCGGCCGGCAGCGGAGCCGCGACGATCACGTTCGGCGTGAAGGCGAACTCGGTGAAGACATATTCCCAGAAGGTGCCCACCGGATCGCGCGCCACGAGATCGACCGTCCGGTCGTGGATCGTGGCCCCTGCGGGCGTGGTGACCGTCACCCGGATCGAAGCCGCATCGAGGTTGAAGAAGGCGATGCGGTTCAGCGTGCGCGGCAGCCGGATGGAATAGGTGATCGTGGGGCCGCCGACCGTCTGGCCGCCGATCCGCTCGTCGAAGGCGCGCCAGCGGTTGGTGGCCCCGATCCGGAGCCACCAGCTGCCGAGCGCATCCCCCGCCGGATCGTGGCCCTGGTTGCCGTCGGCCACGCTCTCCCAGACGCCGTGATCCGCCACCACGCGCGCGCCCCGGGCGTAGGTCTGGCCTGCGCTCCAGGCGGGATGGTCGTCCTCGGGGATATTGCTCGCGAGAAGCGCCGCCGGCGTCACCGGGGTCGGCAGGATGATCCGCATCAGACGGCCTCCGTCGGGTCGATCCGCACCCCCACCGTGCCGATCCGGCGCAGGTCCTTGGCGGTGGCGGTGGAGGCCTCGGCGCCCTTGCGGGCCCAGACCTTCATCTCGGCCAGCTCGCGCGCCATCTCGGCATTCTGGGCGCGCAGCTGCACCAATTCCGCCTGCAGGTCGCGCACCGCCCCGGCCACCTCGGAGGCGCCCATGGCGGCGCCGCCGAGGATGTCGGCGGTCCGCCCCGCACTATGGATGCGGCTCGGGCCGGTGGCCTCGAGCTCAGGCCCGAGTTCGCCCACGAGACGCAGGCCCCCCGCATGCAGGCCGCCCGCGGCGAAGCCGGGGACATCGAGGCCGATGGCCGACCAGTCGAACACCTCCGGCTTGAAGGGCCGCAGGCCCGCGAGGATCGCCTCGCGGCCGTGGTTGCGGTAGTGGATGGTCGGATCGTAGCCGAACTCATCGGCCGCCACGTCCGGATAGAGCCGCAGGTAGTCGGCGGTATCGAGCGGGATCCGGCCCTTCCGCTGCTGGAAGATGCCCCAGAGGTAGTCCTTCAGGCTCCCCGGCAGCCGGCGGATCGTCTCGATCCCGTCGGTGGTCGAGAAGCCCTCAATGGCCCGCATCACCTGCCCGATTGTCTTGCCGTCGGTCGAGATCCCGGCCTTGGCGGCCATCGCCATGATCTGCTTGTCCGTGGCGAGGATGTCGCCGGCCGCATTGGTCGCGAGGCCTCCGGCGAAGGCCGAGAGAGCCGCCCCCTGTCCCCTCTTCGTCGCGGCGGCCGTCTCTGCCCGCACGGCGGACGCCAGATCGCCGAGCGCGGTGCGCAGCGCCGACATGGGGGCCGTGATCGCCCCCCGCGTGGTGGTCTCGAACCAGCTCGAGAAGCCGGTCGAGGGATCGAAGGCGAAGCTCCCGCCCAGCGTGATCCGGCCGCCCTTGGCGCCGAGGGCCTTGAGGAGTTCCGCCATGCCGAGATCGGAGGCGGGCCGGTCCATCACCAGCGCGAGCCGGCGCACCGACTGCGCCACGCGGACGGCGGCGAGCGTGCGCAGATCCTCGGGCAGCGCGTCGGCCTTCGCCAGATAGGTGATGCGCGCGAGATGGTCGGAAGACTGCTTCGCCGCGATCCAGACCAGATCGGGCGAGAGATCCATCCGCCGCAGCACCATGTCGAGCGAGACCTCGACCCCGCTCGTGGCACTCTTCAGGATGCGGCGCAGGTCGGCCGGAATGTCCGCCGTCGCCGTCAGCCCCACGGTCACATCGATCCGCTCGCGGAGCGCGGCGAAGGAGATCTCCTTCGCCGCAGCGATGGCGCTCTCGAGCGAGCCCAGCTGCGCATTCAGCGCCGTAATCTGCTCGGGCTTCAGCGCCTCGCCGCCGGTCAGATAGTCCCGCACCTCGGTCAGGAGATCGACCTGCTCCTGATAGAGCGTGGCCAGCACATCCTCCTTCGCCCCCTCGAGGCCGGTCACGCCCTGCAGGAGCTGCAGGTCCGAAAGGACCCGCGCCTGCGCGCGCGCCACATCCACCGCGGACCTGGCCTGCCCGCGCACCGCTTCGATATAGGCCGAGGCCGCGCCGGAGACGGCTTTGGCGGCGTCCTGATCGCCCGCCATCGCGCTCGCGAGCATCGTCTGATAGCGCGCCTGCGACTGGGCCGCGGCCACCGCGGGCGAGATCAGCTCAGACGCGGCCGAGCGCAGGTCGCCGATAGTGTCGCGCAGAGACAGCGTGACCTGATACCAGCCCTTCGCCGCCGCGGCCGCCGCCCGCTGCGCCTCGGCCGCGCCGGAGATCATCCCGTCGAGATCCGTGGCGATGGTGCCCACGAGCCCCGCCAGCCCGGCCGAGAGGCTCGCCACGCTCGGCAGGATCTGATCCATGACGCCGGCCATGCTCACGAGGGCCGCGTAAAGCTCCCGACCCCGCTCGGTGGTAAGATCCTGCGCCTCGACCAGCCGGCGATACTCCGCCCGGGTCTGCGGAAGGGCCACACCCATCCGGGCCAGCGCCTCGGTCGCCTGCCGGGTCGCGGTCTCCATCCGCTCGGCCTCGCTGTAAAAGGCCTGATAATAGGAGGAGGTGGCGGAGACGAGCCCGTCGAGCCCGCCGAAGAGCGCGGCCAGATCCGAGGCCATGCCGGCCGTCACCATGTCCACCGCCCGGAAGCTGTGCCCCAGCGTGTCCATGACGCCGTTGACGCCGGACATGGCCGCGCTCAGCCGCTGCAGGGCCTCGACGAAGCTCTCGCCCTCCTTCACCAGAGCGGCGAGCTCGGGGCGGGTCGAGACCAGTGTATTGCCCGCGATCAGGTCGGCCAGGTCGCCCTGCTGCTTCCGACCCAAGAACGCGGAGAGAATCTTGTCGCCGAGGGATCCCTTGAGCCCGCTCACCACCGCATAGGACGTGCCCTCCGCGATCCGCTTCTCGAGGTCCTTGATCGCCTGGTCGTTCCGGCCGACATAGCCGAAGGCGCGCGCCGCGAAGTCGTCGCCGAGCTCGGTCAGCTTCTCCTGCAGCTTCGCCCCGATCTCCTCGTCGGAGAGGCCCTTGGTCGAGAACCTGACCGAGGCCGCAAAGCCCTTGAAGGCCTCGGCCCCGATGCCCAGCGTGTCCGCCACATCCATGACCGAGGCCTGCATCTGGCTCACGGCCTTGACGATGGGGCCGGCCACCGCGCCATCCGCGAGGCCGTAGCTCGTGCTCCGCGACTTCGACAGCCCGCCGAACCGGGACTTCTCGACCTTCCGGTAGCTCTCGACCATCGCATTCAGCTCGCGCACGGTGACGCGCAGCCCTGCATCGAGGAGCTTCGTCTTCGAGCCGAAGAAGGAGAAGGCCGCTGCCACGGCGGCAATGGGGCCCAGAATGGCGCCCGCCGCCTGCGCGAACCCGACGAGGCCGCTCGTGGCCATGCTCAGAGACTGGCCGATATAGGCAAAGCCCCCCGACAAGCCGCCCGAGAAGAAGTTCCCGAGCGAGCCCAGAGCCCCGCTGCCGAAGGCGCTGAACGCATTGCCAATGCTGCCCAGGAACCGGCCCCCGCCGCCGAAGAGGCTGCCCAGCATCCCGAGGCCGCCGCCCATGCCCGGCACCCCCGCCGCCGCGGCCGCGGTGCCGGCGAGGCCGCCGGAGCCGAGCCCCATCCCGATGATAATCCGGTTGCGCGCCGCCGTGGCGATCATCTCGGCCAGCATGCCCTTGAAACTCCCGAGGACGCTGCCCACGAAGCCCTTGAAGTCCTTGAACCCGCCGGCGACGAAGTCGCCCCAGGCCGTGGCCACGTCGCCGATGAGCGGGATGCCGTCGCCGAGCTCCTTGTTCAGCTCGCCGATGGCGCGCCGATGCTCGTCCGCCGAGAGCAGGCCCTTCTTCGAGAGCTCTCCGAGCTTCGCGATCTCCTCGCGGTACTTCTGCACCGGCGTCTTCAGCCGCTCCTTCCACGCCTTTGCGGCCGTGACGAGATCGGAGAGCTTCTGCTTGGCACCGCCCGCTGCGCCGCCGAGGTCCGACACGCCCTCGCCGAGGTCGGAGACGGAAGGCGCCGCCCCGTCCGCGGCCTCCCCGGTGCCCGTCACCGCGGAGCGCAGCTCGGCCGCGGCAGCGGCGGCGGCGTCGAAGCCCTCCGAGGCGAGCGCTTGGGCCTCCTCCTTCAGCGCCTTCGCCTCGTCGCGCGCGGCCTCGGCCGCCGAGGTCAGGGCATGGACCCCGGAGCCCGCCATGATCGCCATGTTGCCCACATCGAGCGCCGCGTCGCCCATGCCGGGGATCGCGGCCATCCCCTGCGACAGGTCGCGCAGGAAGTCGGTCCATTTGCGGGCGACGGCGGCGATCATGGTCAGAAAGCCCCCCTCGACCGTCTTCCAGACCGCGTCGAGCGCCGGGCCGAGGGCGGAGGCGCTGGTCTTGATGCCCTCCCAGACGCCGCGGGCGACCCGGCCCATGATCTCCATGGCGCTCCCGAGGCCGCCCACCGCCTTGACCACGCGCAGCGTCTGGTACGCGAGCTCGCCCACGGCCACGACGGCGATCCCGAGGCCGGTGCGGATCAGGGCCGCGCGGGTGGCGACGAGGCCCGCGACGAACGCCCAGGCCGCGCGGGTGGCGACGATGAGGGCCGGGGTCATCGAGACAGCCAGCGCCGCCGCAGCCGTCGCGGTATAGACCGCCAGCCGGTCGATGTTGCCGGCCACCGCGCCCGCGACCGAACCGATCCCGTCGATCACGCCGCGCAGGAGACCGCCCTCGCGCATGGAGGTGGTGAAGGCCACAGCCATGGCCTCGACCGCGGGGGCGAGCTCGGCCGCGATCCGGTCGCGGGCGGCCGAGACCGCCGTGGCCATCTGCCCGAGCGCCAGGTGCGCATCGCGGAGCGCCGCCACCGCGTCGTCGCTGAGGATCGCGCCGAGGTCGGCCGCCTGGTCCCCGAGCCGCTCCATCTCGGCGCCGTTGTTCCGCAGGAGCGGCAGGAGGAGGGTCGCGTCGTTCGCGATGGCCTCCATGTAGAAGGTCATCTGCGCCTGCGAGACGCCCGCCTTCTCGAGGCTCGAGACATAGAGCTGCAGCGCCTGCGGCCCGGAGAGGTTGCGGAACTCCTTCGCCGTGACGCCGACCTTCGGGGCGATCTTCTCGAAGAAGTCCTTCATCTCGCCGCCGCCGGTCGAGAGGAAGTCGCCCACCTTGTCGTTCACGTCCTTCAGGATGTCGGCGAGCTTCTCCTGCTCGATGCCGACGCTCTTCGAGGCCGCAGACCAGCGCTGCAGCATCTGCGGCGTGGTGTTCGCGACCTGCGCCAGCCGCGAGATCTCGTTCGCCGCCCGGGCGGTCGGCACGACGATGCCCGTCATGGCGGCGCCGACCGTGGCGCCGATGGCCGAGAGCGCGCCGAACGCCTTCGCCGCCGCCCCGAGCGAGGACTGCGCCTTCTTCAGGCCCTTCTGGAACTCTGCGCTGTCGAGGCCGAGGTTGACCCGGAGTGCGCCGATGACTGCCGACATGGGAAGCCTCCTCATGGAGAAGGCCGCCCGGAGGCGGCCTGGTCAGTTGCGATTGCGGGCGCTGGTCCGGCGGCGGGCCGCGCCATGCTGGGGTCAACCCGGGGATCACCCGCGCCCTCTGAGTGCCATCCCGATGAGCAAGCCGCGCACCCGCTCGTGGTCGGTATCCCAGCCGGCGTCCGACTGCTGCGGGGGAGGCGCTGACGCCTCTGCCGGCGGCTTGTAGTCCGGCATCCTGCCCGGCTGGTGGAAGGCGAAGGCCACGAGGGTCGCGAGCTCGTGCTGCAGCACGCGCCGGTCCTCGATCTCGCGCCGGCGCCGTTTATAGTCGCCCTCGAGCACCCCCAGGACCTCGCGCGGGGTGAGCCGCCAGAACGGCTCATACTCCTGCCCGGCAGCGAGCCACCGGGCGAGGAGGGCCTCGATCAGGCCGCGGCCGGCTTTGCTTTGGGCTTTGCCGGCGCTTGGGCGTTTCCCTCGGCGTCCCCGGTCTCGGCCTCGGCCTTGGCCGCCTCGGGGAAGGCGGCGCGGATCGCATCGCCCAGGAGCCGCGAGGCCTCGGCCAGCCCGATCTCGTCGATCAGGTCGCCCGCTGCATCCTCGCTCAGCCCCTCGTGGCCCAGGCCGGCCCAGATCAGGCGCCGGAGCCGCAGCATGTCGCCCTGCGACGCCTCGCCCTGCATCGCCACGATGGCATCGACGAGGGTCTCCCCGGCCCGCTCCTGATAGCGGACCTGGGCGTTGGTGGTGAGCCGGAGGAAGCGCGCGCGCCCCTCGGCCTCGAACGGGATCGCGCCACGGATCATGTTCATGCCTCCGTCCCCCGCGTCCAGGTCGGGGCGCCGGTCCCGCGGATGTTGAGGTTGATGCCGACCGGCGCGCCGAGATCGCCCGCCTCGAGCTGCGGCACCGGGAAGCCGCGGAACTCGAACACGTCGCCCGTGCTCTGGTCCGGGGCGGGCTTCATCGTCACGCGGTAGTAAATCGGGTGCGCGGCCTCCTGATCGGCGATCATGGCGGCATAGCCCGCCGAGGTGTAGCCCATCGGGATGGTGATCTGGCCGATGTCCTTCAGCCCCTTGATATACTCGCGGTAGCCGCCCTCGCTGTCGAGCGAGGTCACATCCTGATAATCCTGCTCGACGGCAGGCACGGCGATCCCCTTGGCTTCCGGGATCGCGCTCCATGTGGCGCCATCGGTGGAGCGCTCCACCTCGGCCCCGTAGGCGATGATCTGTTTCGAGGCCATCCGGCCCTCCTATGCTGAGTAGATGGTGAGAAAGTCGAGCGAGACCCGGAAGGGCCGCCCGGTGTCGTCGCCCGGCTCGCGGAGATCGCGCGCGCCGTCGAGGAAGACACCCTGGAACCCGCCGCCGCTGTGGCCGTGGAGCACGGCGCGCACGGCGCGGGAAAGCTGTTTGGCTGCGCCGTAGCTCCCGGCGTAGCAGTCGATCTGGACGCGGGCCTGCTGCAGCCCGTCCGGCCCGCGGAGGGTCAGCCCCTCGCGGTCGCTCACCGTGCTGAGCACCAGCGCCGGCAGCGGCTCGCCCTGCGGATGGCGGCCGAAGTTCACGCGGGTCTGCACATGCGCCGTCACCCCGCCGGAGGCCAGCAGGAGCGCACGGAGGGCTTCTTCCATGTCAGCCTCCTGCGGCTTTCGCAGCGGCCCGGGCCGCGCGCTTCTCGGCGCGGACGACGGCCTTCGAGACCTGCTGCCAGAGATCGGCGCGGAGGCGCTCGAGGAGGGCCTCGCGGTCCTGATCCCAGGCCGGGCGGAGAAAGGGCTGCGGCGCCATGTGGATGTTGCCGAACTCCTGATTGTGCGCGCTCGGCAGCGGCCCCGCGCCCACGAACATCTCGACGCTGGCCCGGTCGTCGCGGAACATGCGGCGGTGCCGCTTCGCCTGCCGCCTGCTGAGGCGCGTCCCGACCGTGATCGACGGCGCCAGCGTGCGGGTGTCGCCGACCGGGGCCTTGCTCTGAGCCAGATCGGCCAAGGGCTGGGCCGCCGTCTTGAGCGCCCGCCGCAGGGCCGCCTTGCCCGCGGCCTTCGACAGCTTCGCAAGCTGGGCCTCAAGCTGGCGGAGGCCTGTGACGGAGACGGTGACGCTCATCGGTCGGTCCTCGCGAAACAGGTCAGTTCGAGAAAGCGGCGGCCGGCGCCGCCTTCCTTGATGCCGGAGATCTCGAAGCTGCGGCCTTCGGAGAGGAGCCGGTCCTTCGGCGTGAGGCTCCTCGCGAAGGCGGTGCGGTGGAGCGTGAAGCGGGTGGTGACGCTGGCCGCCACCTCGCCGGCGCTCCAGCGCTCGCCGTCGCTCAGGTCTGCCTTCGCCGCCCAGATCGGGGTGCCATGGTCGGCCCAGACCTCGACCGAGGCGAAGCCGTCGTCGGCGAGCGTGGCGCGCTGGATCTGCACCCGGCGGTCGAAGCGCGGGGCTCTCATTCCGACACCATCGGCCGGGCGTAGCGGGCCTGACGGATCAGGCGCTGGATGCCGAAGGAGAGCGGCGGGGCGCTCTCGGCTGGGCCGATCCCGGCGTCGTGCCATTCCTTGGCGAGCAGGATCACCGCCTGGCAGAGGCCGCGCGGGATCCGGGCCGGATCCTCGTGGCCGCAGAGCGCGGTGAGGCTGACGGCCCCGTCCGCCGCGGGCCGCTCGAGCACGGGCTCGGTGGCGCCGCGCACGAGGCGGGCGGCGGCGGGGTCGGAGATCTCCACAAGCTCGATCACCGGCGCGATGGGCAGATACCAGCGCGACCAGCGCCCGGCCGGGGTCTCGAAAGCCACGAGCCGGGGCATGAGGGGGCGGCGGGCGGCGGTCTCGACCACCTCGGTGGCGGCGGCGAGGAGCTCGGCGATCAGGAGATCGTCGTCGGGCCCGTCGAGATGGACCGCCCGCTTGAAGGCCTCGACCGGGACCGCGAGCGCCGGGGGCTCGATCACGCGCATGGGGTCACTTCCGCCGGCCCTGCACCGGCAGGTCGGCTGCGGGGGCCTTCGGCGCGGTGTCCACCGGGGTCTCGAGCGCGGCCACGGCGGCCTCGAAGCTCGGGGCAGGGGTCGCCGGTTCAACAGGCGGCGCGGCCGACGCGATAGGTGCCGCGTCTGCCGGCCGATACGGCACGGCATGGACGCCGATCAGGCCCGCGGCCGTTGCGGGGTCGAAGCCCGCGGTCTCGCCGCGGTTGTAGCGGTTCCAGGGGCGGATGAAGGTCACGATGGTCTTCATGGATCTCTCCGGGGGAAAGGGGGGATGCGCCGGCCCGCGCTCGGGCCGGCTGTGTGTCAGAGCGTCCAGCCGGAGGCATTGAAGCCGGCGAAGGCCTCGTCATGCGCCGGCGCGAAGTCGTGCTCCGAGATCGCCCGCATGAGGGTCAGGTCGTTCTGGAAGGCCGAGACGGTCGCTCCGTTGCCGTCGACGAAGGAGGCGTCGGTCGAGGAGCCCACCACCAGCGCCATGCTGTCGCCGATCATCGCCTCGTCGAAGTCCCCGAAGTAGATCTCGGTCTCGTCGCCGCCCGCGCCGAGGTTGTCGGGGATCTGCGAGCTCGTCCGGATCGGGAAGCCCATGAGCTGGGCCGAGGCCCCGATGGAGGGAAAGAGCGGGTTCCCGTTCGCGTCCTTCAGGCTCGCGAGCCAGTTCTTCGTCGAGGCCCGCATGATCCAGCCCGGCGAGACCATGCCCACGTCGGCATCCTCGACGAGCGAGACCGCGCGCCGGATCGCCGCCTCCGCCGCGGCCGGCGTGGCCGCCACCGGAGCGGCGGACCAGTTCGCGGGCAGCATCCAGTGCCGCAGCCCCTTCGGCGTGTCGGCGCTGCCGTCGCCGCGCAGGAACGCGAGATCCTCGCGCAGCGCCATCACCTTCAGGAGGTCGTCGCGCACGAGCTGCGCCATCGCCACGCCCGAGTGCCGCAGGAGCGAGTTGCCGATGGGGACCATGCCCACGAGTTTCTTGAAGCTCTGGTCGATCTTGTCGAAGCTGGGCTGGCTCGGCGCGATGGCGGCATTCTCGGCGGCATAGGCGGCGACGGCCGAGCCCACCTGCTTGGCGTGTCGCATCTCGCCCGCGGGCATCGGCAGGGTGCGGGCGCCCGAGGCGCGCACGACGACGCGGGCACGCAGCATCTCGATCAGCTCGGCCGCCTGCGGCCGCGGGATGGTGACGCCGCCCGCGCCTTCGCTCGCCCCCGAGAGAGCGGCCGAGATCGCGCCATGGCCCTCGGCCTCGAGGAGGCGGGCGGCCTTGTCCCGGTCGCCCTTGGTGCGGGCGAGGGCCTGGACCATGAAGCCCGCCGCCACGCCGCGATGCGCCGGATCGGTGGCAACGGCCGGCACGGCCTCGGCGCCGGCGGCACTTGCCCCGCTCCCGGCGCCCGCGCCGTCGCCCTGCGCCGCTGCGGCCTGCGCGGCCTCGACGGCCGCCGCGCGCGTCACGGCGGCATCGGCCCGGGCAAAGGCGGCTTCCGCGGCAGCAAAGGCCGCGGTCTCGGCCTCGAGCGCGGCCGCGTCCGGTGCCTCGGCCGCCTCGAGCGCACCGATGCGGGCGGCCACCGCGGCCATCGTGTCGGCCGCGGCCTTCCGGGCGCGGCGCAGGTCGTCGAGGTTCTGTCGTGCCATGGGATCCTCTCTTGGCAGGGCTGCATCCGCGCAGCCGAACGGCCCCGCCACGGGCGGGGGATGGGAAGGGGTGAAGGGGCTGGCCGCAGCCGGCCTGTTCCGGCTGGTTCGGCTCAGTTCAGAGGTGGCGTGAGGTGCCGACCGTTGCCGGTGAATGGTGTGAGCGGCGACTGGCTCGGGTGACCGCCGGCCCGAGACGCCATGCCTTTCTTCGGCTGCGACACGTTTGGAGCATAACCTATGGACGCGAACAGCAAGGAATCGATCATGAGCGTGCCTGTGTCCAAAGCAGAACTTCTGGACGCCATTTCAGTGACATTCGATAAGCTGATGCTCGAGCTTGGCCGAGTGCCGGCGGAACGCAGCCGCGTGGCTTCGCTGGAGGGACATGCCGCCGGGACATGGATGAGCCCCGCCGATCTGGTAGCCTATCTGCTGGGCTGGAACGAACTCGTCATGAAGTGGCTGGATCGGGATGATCGTGGCGAGACGGTGGAGTTTCCCGAAAGCGGCTTCAAATGGAACGAGCTCGGCTTGCTGGCCCAGAAGTTCTACGCGGACTATCGGCATCTCGAGTGGCAAGATCTGCTGAGCCGTCTCCAGGCGGTAAATGTTCGATTGGTCGAGACCATTTCGTCCCGAACCGACGCTGAGCTCTATGGCGGCGCCTGGTATGGCAAATGGACCAAGGGGCGGATGATCCAGTTCAACACTTCAGCACCCTATGCCAACGCGCGAGGGCGTATCAGAAAGTGGTTGAAGGCCGGATGTTGAGCGATGCCGCCACGCCCCTACGGCAGTCCCGGAGTTCGTTGCACGCGGTTCTGTCTGCCGGTCAGCTCCGGGCGAGCGCTGCCGCCGCCGCGGCACGGGCGGCGAAGGCGCGGCCGGGGCTGCGGGGCTTCGGCGCGGTACGGGCGGTGAGGCGGGCGTAGAAGGCGGCGCGGGTCTCGGTGCGGTCGACGAGGCCACGGCGGATGGCCTCGGGCGCGCGGAAGGTGGCGCCGCCGTCCTGCGGATCGTCGGTGACGCTGAGCCGCGCCGCGAGCTCGGCCGCGGGAATGGCGCGGCCGGCGGAGACGGCGGCGTGGAAGGCGGCCTCGGCCTCGTCGAGGCTGCGCTGGAGCTCGGCGCGGCCGGCCTCGGTCGAGGCGTCCGGGCGCTTGGCGCGGGCGTGGCGGGAGCTCATCTCGAAGATCTGCGCACCGTTGGCACCCGGCTGGACATGGGCCGCAGCGGTCAGCGCCACGCCGATGGAACCCGCGACGGCGCCGGGCGTCATCACGATCTCCGAGGCTTGGGAGGCGAGCCAATAGGCGGCGGAGGCCGCGAGCGGCGAGACGAGCGCATGGACCGGCTTCACGGTGGCCGCCGCGGCGATGGCCTCGGCCGCGGCCTCGATCCCGCAGACGAGGCCGCCCGGGCTGTCGATCTCGAGCACGATGGCGGCGGCATCCTCGCTGGCGGCGAGGTGGGTCAGCGTCTCGGCCAGACCGTGGTAGGTGGCCCAGCCGAACCAGCGCTCGTACTGCGCCATGTTCGGCGTGAGGATCCCGCGCACCGGCACCACGGCGAGACCGCGCGCGACGGTAAAGCGGTCGGGGACGCTCGGGCCGGCCGTTGGAGCACGGGCCGCCGCGGCGGGATCGGCCGCAGATTCCGGGATCGTGAGGGCGAGGAGGGGCGCCGCGAGATCCTCGGCCAGCGCCATGGGCTGCAGGGGGCCGAAGAGGCTGGCGAGCATGCGGGTCATGGGTCTCTCTCCTCGCTGCGGGTCATGTTCGGGGCCGGGTTCAGCCGGTCGCCGCCCTCGATGGGGTCGTAGCCGTCGATGCGCCGGGCCTCGTTCGGGGTCAGGATCGGGCCGCCCACCGCCTTGGCGAGGGCCTCGTAGCGCTCGCGCGTCGTGGGGCGCAGGAGGGCCCCGAAGTCATGTTTCAGGTAGAATCCGGCCCGGCGCTCGGCCTCGGTGAGGACGCCGAGTGCGAGCTGGTCCTCGACCTGCTTCGCCCAATGCAGGAGGCAGTCGGTCAGGTAATCGATGGCCTGCTGCTCGCCGTTTGCCTTCACGCCATATTCCATCATCTGCAGCTTCGCCGGCGGCACCCGGTAGATCGCCGCGATCTGCTCGCGGTCGAACTTGCGGCTCCCGAGGAGCTCCTGATCGGCCGCCTTCATGTCGAGCGTCTGCACATCCTCGCCCTCGCCGAGGATCGGGAAGCCCTCGACCTCCGGCGCGCGGAGGGCCGCGGCCACCCGGCGGGCGCTTCGGACGCGGGCCTCGTCATCCTCGTAATCGTCGCGGAGCCGGATCACGGCGCGGGCGGTCACGCCCGAGGCCGCGCGGGCCGCCGACTCCTGGCCCGCCAGCGCGAGGCCCACGCTCTCGGCCGCGACCTCGAGCGGGCTGCGCCCGGTCCAGCCGTCCTCGGCCATGTAGCGCAGATGGATCATGGCGCGGGCGGGCGCGCGGCGGCGGAGGCCCGCGCCGTCCTCGAAGTCGTAGAACCGGTCTCGGCCGGCGCGGAGCACGCTGCAGCCGGACTGGCGCACCAGATCGATCAGCTCGAGCTCGCCGGCCCCGTCGCGCGGCGCCCAGGCGAAGGCGTTGCCGCGGAGCGTGAAGGCATAGCCGAGCGCAAACCGCACCACCGAGGCCGCCACGCCCGGCGCCGCCTCGACATTCAGGAGATAGGGCGCCGCATGGTCCCGCACCCGGACCTCGCGGCCGTCGCCGGTGCGCTGGAAGAGCTTCAGCGGGACCTTGGCGAGATCGCCCGCGATGACGGCGCAGCAGGCATAGACCGTGGCATGGCGCTGCGCGACCTCGGCCGAGACGCGGGGCAGGGTGCGGATCCGGCTCGCCCCGCCCGAGCTCCAGCCCACTTCCTGCAGCCACGGCTTCGGCGCCGCCGTGCCGCTCACTTCGGCCGAGGCCTGCGGCGCCGTCACCGGCGGCTCGGTGCGGACGGAGGCGCCCGCCATTCGCGAAGCGCCAAATCGGGGCCATCTGCTCATGCCGGTCCTTCCTTCCGCCCGGCGATCCCGCGGGGAGCGCCTGCTCTTTGCTTTCGTGATGTTGGTGACCGCCGCAGGGGCTCGAAACGCACTGTCCGCTCCGAGCCTCATTGCAGGCGGTCACCCGGTCATTCTCCGCGAAGCCAAGCCCTGTTTTCAGGAACGGTCTCGAACCTCAGCGCATCGTCCGGTATGACTACCCACGTCTGGGCACTTCGCAGGAAGACGTGATGGCTGGGTCGCAGCCAGGATGAATTGTCCAATGTTCCGGGCTTAAGACTGATCTGGCCGGGGCTTCGGTCTGCCTGATGATGGATACGGGTCCCACAATCCGGACAGAACGAATTGGTGAAGACCTGCCCGCTGTCCGCCACACGCCTGAAGGTTTTGAGTGTTCCCTTCGTCAGCGAGAAACTCTCAGCAGGAATTCGCATCGCCATGCCAAAGGCGCTTCCCGACTGGGTCTGGCAGATCGTGCAGTGACACGCATAAACAACTATCGGCGCGGCGCTGACCGTATATCGGATTGCGCCACATTCGCAGCCGCCGTGATAGGGAGGGTTCAACCGTTTACTCCTCGATACCTTGTTCAAGGCATGCTCACATAGGCAGTCAACGGCAGCAATGTCCGCAACACCGATCCCGGGAAGAGTGATCCCGGAGATGTCGCCAGAAGTCGTGGCCGTCACTTCCGTCCCGAGGGCCGCCCTCCACGCAGCGCGAGCGGATCGCCCGCTCACGCCGTCTCCACTTCCCGGGCGCGGCGGCGGCCTTCGGCGGCTTCGGCGCGGCCGAGGGCCATGATCGCGGCCACCGCCGGGTCAATCCGGCCCTTCGAGCGCGCCTTGTTCGGCTTGATGTTCTCGGCCGCATCCTCGTCGCGGTGGACGTTCCCCACCGCCCAGGCCAGCACCGGATTGCCCGCGTGGCGGATCCGGCCCTTCGCCACCGCCTCCTCGAAGCGCTTCATCGGCGAGGACATCGAGCCGTAGCCCTGCCCGTGCTCGACCAGCGGAAAGCGCCGCTTCAGGAGCTCCTTCGCCATGTACTTCATGCCCCAGCGGTCGTAGGCGAGCTCGCGCAGGTCGAACCGGGCGCGGATCGTCTCGAGCCGCTCGATCACCTGATCCTCGTCGATCACCCCGCCCGAATGGACCTCGAGCCAGCCCGCATCGCGCCAGGCGACATACTCGCGCTTCTCCTTCTGCGCCCGCGCGATGAAGCCCTTCGGCCCCTCGGGCAGGAAGGAATAGGCCAGCAGGTAGATCTGGCCGTCCTTCGGCACCGCGACCGAGATCGCGGTGAGGTCGGTGGTCTTCGAGAGATCGAGGCCGACCCAGGCCGGCAGGCCGTAGAGCGACCGCGGATCGAAGGGCTCGGCGCCCTGGTCCCAGACGTCGCGCGCGATCCAGGTCTGGGCGCCTTCGGTCCAGAGGTTCATGTGCAGCCGGCGGAAGTTCGGCATCTTGCCCGAGATCACCGTGGCCTCGCGGTACATCTCGCCGAACCGCTCCTCGGAGAAGGCCACGCCGAGGTTCGGGTTCGCCATCTTCCAGAACCGGGGATCGCCCACGTCGCACTCCTGCGGGGGCTCGGCCACATAGGCGAAGAAGCTGTCGTCGCTGACGGTGCCGCGCACCACCTCCTCGGCATAGTCTCGCATCTCGCCGCAGAGGCTCGCGCGGTCGGCGCCGGCGGTGGTGATCGCCCAGTCGATGGGCTGGGCGCGGGCGATCATCGAGTTCGTCAGCACCTCGGCGAGCTCGCGGTCGGTCCAGCGGTGGACCTCGTCGCGGGCGGCGAAGTGCGGGTTGATCCCGTCCGAGCTGTTGCCGTCGCGCGAGAGGCAGGCGATCAGCCCCTCGGTCGCCGGCACCTCGATGGAGGTCCGCCAGACCTGCATCAGCGCCGAGAGATGCGGCGAGGCGCGGATCATGCGCTTGAGCTCGCGGAAGAGGAGCCCGGCCTGGTCGCGCGTGGTGGCGGCGCAGTAGCCCTGCGGCGCGGCCTCGCGGTCGAAGAGCGCGGTGAAGAGGGCGGGCACCGCCGTGTCGGTGGTCTTGCCGTTCTTCTTGGCCACCTGATGATAGGTGGTGCGGAAGCGCCGGAGGCCCCCCTCCTTCTTCCAGCCGAAGACCGAACCGTGGCGGAAGGCCTGCCAGGGGCGGAGCGTGAGCGGGCGCCCGGCGAGCGGCCCCGTGGTGTGCTGGATCAGCTCGGCGAAGTTGAGGATCCGGCTCGCAGCCTTGCAGTCGAACCAGAGGCCGCGGTCGCGCCCGGTCTCGAGGTCGGTCAGATGGCGCAGGCAGGCGAGGCGCACGAGCTCGCCTGCGGTCTCGCGGCCCTCGACCACATCGAGCGCATAGCGCGAGACCGGATGGTCAATCGGCTCCATCGAGGGTCTTCAGGATCTCGTCGAAGAGGTCGCCCTGTCCGGTGACGCGGACGCGGGCCTCGTCGACGGGGGTGAGGCCGAAGCGGGCGGCGAGCTGGTTCATGACGGCGATGGCATCCTGACGCTGGCCCCAGACGGCGCGCTTCTTCTGCTGGCGGCCGTTGCGGGTCTCGACCTCGTACCAGCTGCCGAAGGCCGCGATGTCGCCGGTGAAGCGGATGACATCGGCTACGGCCTCGCAATAGACCGCGAACGGATCCTCGAAGGCAGGCTCGAGGCGTTTCTTCGTGACGAGCACCGGGGCAAGACGCTCCCAGACGTCGCGCCCTTCCGCGCTCATCCACTCCGGCGCCTCCGGCACGGGCGCCGCGAGGTCGCCCTTCATCGGGATGACGTTCGAGACCTTCGGCTTCTGCCCGCGCATCGTGACTGTCCTCGTTTCAAGGGACCGCGCCCGCGCCGGCCCGATCACCGCCGCAACCGCGGCCGGATCGGGGGCGCCGGGATCGGCGGTCCATCATGTCTGTTGTGCGCCGCGCGGAGCGGGGGCTCGCGGCCATCGGCTCGTCGTGGATCCGCCGGGGCGAGGGCAGGGCGCCGGTCTCCCGGTGCCTCTCACCCCTCTGCCCGGTGGGCTTTTTTTTGCCAATTCGCCGTGCACGAAAAGGAAGGTTCGAGCGCCGGTTACCTGGCCGACCCCTCCGATTTTGCGATGCCCCCCGGTGGGTGGAAGACCTCGCGCGCGGTCTTGCGGCTGTGGCAGGGTCGGCAGAGCGGCTGCCAGTTCGCCCGGTCCCACATCAGCCCGGGATCGCCGCGGTGCGGCCGGATGTGGTCGACCTCGGCCGCCGCCACCACGAGCCCGAGCCCGGCGCAGTCGGCGCAGAGCGGATGGGCCGCGAGGAACCGCGCCCGCGCCCGCCGCCAGCGGCCGGTGGCATAGAAGGCCGCACCCGCCTGCGCGGCCGCGCCGGCCTTGGCTCGAGCCTTGCGCGCCCGTGCCTTCGCCTCCGCCTCGGCGGCATGGTCGGGGCAGTGCGCCTGGCCGGTCGGCGCGAGCTCCTCGCAGCCCGGTGCGCAGCAGAGTTTGCGGATCAAGGGGAGGCTCCAAAGCGAAGCGCCCGGAGAGCTGGGTGCTCGCCGGGCGCTTGTCTTCGATGATGGCAATCTGCCGACTTGAACGTGACAGGTCAAGCTCTTCTCAGCGCCATGCCTCAGAGAGCGCGTCCAGGCCTCGCTGAAGGCGGTCGAGGTGGCGTGCCTCCTCCCGCGCATTGCTCCATGAGCCGAGGCTGCGGAGCGACTGGTCGTCCAGAACGACATGCTGGATGACCGGCCGTGCGAAGGTCGGGATCTCCTCCCACATGCGGAAGAACTTGCGGCGCCGGTCCACCTGGGCCACCTGCGGATCCTGATCTCCGCTCGTATCGACGCGGACGATGGCCGCCAGCGGATCGCGCGCGGGCAGGCCCGAGGCCGCTTCGAAGAGCTCGGCCGCGATGTTCGCCTGCTCCACCGAAAGCTTGCCCTGCCGGTGATAGCGCCCGACCCAGGTCTCCCGCCGCGTGCGGATCACCCGGTTCGGGTTGCTCGCCTTGCCGGTCCTCGGATCGACCTCGGCCGCCTCCTCGATCCGCTTGCCCGCGATCTGCGCGGGCGTCAGCGGCCCCAGATCCCACGGCGCGAGCTTCAGGCTCACCAGCTTCGCCTTCATCGCCTTCCGGCCCTTCGCGCCCCTCATGCGGCACCCCTGTCCTTGTTCTTGTTGCTTTTGCTGTCCGCTCGTCCGCACCGGCTCTGCCCGCCGCATGTCCACCGCGCCACCGATCATGCCGCCGCCCCTTCCTTGCGGCCGCGCCCGGCATCCACCAGCGCGCGGGCCTGGGCCCGGTCGCGGAGATAGAGCTCGAGCCAGTCGCGATCCTCCCGGCTCGCGGTCTCCCGGTCGATCCGGTCGCGGATGAGCTCGCAGCGCCGGGCATTGTCCTGCGCCTGATCCCGGATCTCGCGCAGATCCATCGCGAGCGGCGGCCTCGGGTGCTTCAGCAGCCAGCGGTAGAGCTCCACCAGATGCCCGCCGGCCTCGGCCTTCGGTCCCTCGACCGAGGCGAGCCAGCTCGAGACCAGCCGCCGCTCCGCCGGCGGCGGCTCCTCGATGGCGCGCGCGAACTGCCGGATGAGCACCTCGGACGGCCAGACCCCGTCCGCCGCGCTGTCGATCAGCACCTCGGCGAGCGTCATCAGGTTCTCCGCGCCCATGTAGCCCAGCTGCTCGCAGAGCCGCGCCATCGCCGCCTCATGCGCCGCGGCGGCCGTGCCGCGCCGCCTCACCATCCCGGCCTGCTCCAGCCGGTCCACCACCAGCGCCTTCACCCGCGCCCGCTCCTCTGCCTTCGTCATGGCCATCCCTTTCTCAGCCAGCCACGCCTGCCGTCTCGCCACCGCCCGATCTTCTCACCCCTGCAGAAGGGATGTTTTGTCAGGTTCTGTTTTGTCGGGTCCGGTCCTGTTCTGTCCTGTGGGGCAATTACAGTTCCGGCCCTGAAAATTGCTGTAAATGACTGTAAGGATTGCAGTCGATTACAGTCGGTTACAGCTGTAACTCATTGGACCTGCACGAGCTTGGGCCCCCCGCGCGTGGCCTCGAAGGCCGCGCGCACATTGTCCGTCGTGATGTAGAGATCGCGCTCGCCGAGCCAGTCCGCGATGGCGATCACCACGTCCGGGCTCTCGGCCGCGCGCGAGCATTTGATCTCGATGAGCTTCTTCTTCACCCGCGTCCGCGCCACGGCCTTCGAGCCCTCGGTCCGCGCCTGATCGCGCCCGCGCTTTCGGCGGTGCATGTCGCGGGCGATGCCTGCGATCATCACATGGCCGAGCCGGCGGTTGCCGGGCGCCTCCTCCTGGTTCGAGATATGCGTCTCGCGCCAGCCGTAGAGCGCGCCCTCGCGCGCCGCGCGCCAGCTCTCGAGATCCGCGCCGTAGCCCGCGAGGCGGGCGAGCTCGAGATCGTCGTCGGGCAGGGTCCCGGCAGGGTCCTGCCGGAAGGCCTCGCACCAGAGGAGGAGCGCCGTGCCGATGTCGGCGCGCCGGTTCTCGGCCAGCGCCCGGGCGACGAAGCGGGAGGTGAGGAGGCGGTTGATGTGGAGCGGCACCCATTCGTGGCTCGAGAGCGTGTCGCCGAAGGCCAGCGGATATTCCCAGAAGTCGCCGACGATCACGGTCGCAGGCTCGGTCTCGGTCTCGGTCAGTCGTTCATGCGGCACGGGCACCTCCCGCGCGGCATTCGAAGCGCTCGGGCTTCGTCATGGCAGGCCTCCATAGATGAAGACGGGCACCTGGGCGGCGAGGGCGCTCTGGACCTCGTGGCGGATGCCGGTGGATTGCGCCCAGCCGCGGATCTCGGGGACCACGACGGCGGCGCAGACGGTGAGAAGGGGGCGGCACCAGTCCTCCCAGAGGACGGGAGCGAATGGGTCGATCCGGAGCCGGGGGAACATGGTGGCGTGGAGCGCGGCCGCCGACAGCACCACCGGCGAGATCGCCGTGACGCCGACCTCCAGGAGCCGCGCGACCTCGCGCGCCGCCTCAGCCATGGCCGCTTCGGACTGATCCCGCGACCAGCGCCCGTCCGGGCCGACTGCACGCAAGCTGTACGGTGAGGCGAGATACACCGGCCGGCCCCAGCGCGCGTGCCGCGCGACGAGGGCCGGGGTCGCGCCCCAGCGCAGGAGATCCGCACGGCCCGCGGGATGGCGCCGCAGCGCGGCCCACCCGTTCGATCGAAAAGCGCCGGAGGCCGCAGCCCCCGGCGAAGTGGCCGCGTCCTGTACAGGCAAGGGCGCGGCGGCGGTCACAGAAGGCTCCCGAGGGCCGTCGCGAGGATCGCAGATCCGGCGAGGGCGGAGGGCACGAGCCACCAGCCCGAAGGCATCCGATAAGGGCCGTGGGCGCGGGGCGTGCCATCGTCGCGATAGGTTTCCTCCGCCTCGTCGCAAGGGGCGTCCTGCGGAAAGTGTTGGGAAAGTTTTCCCAAGCGCTTCCGGGCGTGAGCCGCCCAGAAGTCCGCCACCGCACCGAGGTGGATGGCTGCGGTGATTTCGGCCACGAGGACCTTGCGCATGATCGTGATCATTCCTGTGCCTGTAGGGTTGTCGCCGCCTCTGCGGGGAAGTTCTGGTAGGCGAGGCCGACGACGAACCCGCTGGGGGAATGGCTGCCGTCCCACCATTTGCGGGCCGTCGATCCATCGACACCGAAGGTCATGGCCGCATGCTCGGGACTGTCGAAGTTCTCGCGCACGAAGCGAGACCAGCGCGCCGCGAAGAAGGCGCGATAGGTCATCGCCTCCCGTTTGGCGGAAGACTTTCCGGGGGACTTTCCTGACATGGTTGCTCCATCCTGAACCCGACCAAAGGCTTTCGATGACGAAGCGATTTCATGAAGGGGAAGGGGGGAGGCGGAATACATCACGCCGCGTCCCCTTCGATTTGCAGGAGGGCTTGGTCATGATCGGCGACACAAACGTCCGAGTTCGCAGCCATGAAGGCGCGCAGGCGATCCACGACCTTCATGGTCGGGCTGGACTTGCCGTCCTTCCAATCCTGCCATTGTCCCCACTTCGCGTTGATGGCCTCGCGCAACAGCTTCTGCGGACTGATCCCGCACGCCGTGCAATGGGCTTCGATGTCTGAGATGAGCTGTTCCATGGCGGCGAATATGGGGGAACTCCCCCACATAATCAAGGGGAACTTCCCCATGGATCGGAGCGAGGGTATGGGGCACTTTCCCCATATGCAGAAGAAGACCCTGGACGCCTTCGTGCGTGGCCTGCAGATCGTCATGGAGGCTGAGGGCATCAAGATGAAGCCGCTCTCGGTGGCTGCAGGCATGGGCGAGTCCGGAGTGCGAGATCTGATCCGCAACGAGTCGTCGCCCAAGGTCGCCAACGCCTACGCCTTGGCCAGAGAGCTTGGGCGAACGGTGGATGAGATCATCCAGATCGGCATGACGGGAGATCTGAATGCGCGCCCGGATCGCGCGCCCATTGCGGTCGCCGGGTGCGTGGGTGCGGGTGCGCGGGTCGATCTCCTGGACGCCTACGAGAAGGGCGATGGCATGTATCACGTCGCCCGCCCCCCGCAGCTGAAGCCGCACGGCATAGTCGCGGTGGAGGTTAAGGGCGATAGCATGATGCCGCTTTACCGCCCTGGGTCCGTGCTTTTCTACACGCGTGCCGCTGCCGAGGGCGTGCCGATCGAGGCACTCAACACGCCTTGTGTCTGCGAGGATACGGACGGAAGGGCTTGGCTCAAGGTAGTCAAGGTGGGCAGTCAGGAGGGCACTTTCAGCCTCCTGTCGCTCAACCCGGATGCGGACAACATGCATGGCGTCCGGTTGAAGTGGGCAGCGCCAGTGCTCATGACGCTATCGCCCGACTATGTGGAGCGGGTTTACGTCTGACGGCGCTTAGTCGTCATGCTGTCTGCTTCGCTCAGTGGTAAGGCGCACTTAACTGCCCGCCCCGCCTCCGCGGGTTTCCGGAGTGCTGGAGTTTCGCTGCGTCCTGTATCCCCCGGTGGTGCGGCCGAGGGCGAGACCCACACGATTCTGCTCGCATGTGGGGGTAAATCCCCACATCAGCGTTGACATGGGGAAACTCCCCCAATAGCTTCTCGTCAGACGGTCGATCCTTGGCCGTTCATTTGATGGGAGACTGCCCATGATCCTCCAGCCGCTGGCCTGGACCGGCCCGCTCACCAACGCCAGTGCGCGCCTATCCCCCTCTGGCAACCAATGCCATATCGCGGAGGCCCGGCCATGACCGCCACCGCCATCCGCTACCCGGCCTCTGCGCCGGTTGCCCGTTTCGCCCTTCTCGACCTGACCGAGCCCCAGCTGCGCCTGCTGCTCTCCGCGGCCGAGGCGGGGCTCCCGCAACTCGACACTGCCGATGACGAGACCGCGGCCGAGGTCAATACCATCCTCGGCCAGGCGCGGGAGGCGCTCGAAGCATGAGCCAGATCCTGCCCCTCACGCCCCGCGATCTGAATGCCGCGCGCCATCGTGCCGAGTACGCGCCCACGCCCGAGATGCGCGAGGCCGCCAGCCGCCTGCTGACGGATCACGAGCTGGCCGTCGCCATGGGCCGCACGCTCGCGAGGGCCCGGCCGCGACCCGCCTTCCGGACGAGCAGGCCAAGCCCGCTCGGGCCGAACCTGACCGGCTTCCTCGTCGGGGCGCTCGCGCTCCTGGGCTTCCTGTTTGTCGCCACCGTGCTCTGGGCCCATGTCACCGACGTGACCGAGGCCATGCGCCAGCAGGCCAGCGCCATGCGGAGCATGTGATGGAGGCCGCCCCGCAACCCGCGCCGCGCTCCGGGCCCGTTCCGGTCGAGAGCCTCGGCGCGGCCGATCTCGACCGCATGGCGGCCGCCATCGACAGCGGCCGCATCCGGAAACCGCCGATGAAGGAGACGCCCGCCGACCGCGCCGTGGCCGAGGCCGCCTATCAGGTCGCGGCCGACGAGCTGCGCCAGTTCATCGAACGCTTCGAGCAGCTCGAGGCCGAGAAGAAGGAGATCGGCGGCCAGCAGAAGGAGCTGATGGCCGAGGCCAAGGGCAGGGGCTACGCGCCGAAGATCCTCAGGATGATCGTGGCGCTCCGCAAGCGCACCCCCGACGACCTCGCCGAGGAGGAGACGCTCCTCGATCTCTACAAGGCCGCGCTCGGCATGGCCTGACCCATCCCGGCGCGGCGGGCGATCCGCGCAGCTTCCGTTCAACTTGCCCGCCGCCTCTGCGGCTTGGGCCCTTTCTCCCGAACCTGCGGAGCAGTCCCATGAAGAGCAAATCCTCCATCCTGTCCGCATGGCGGCAGGTCCTGTCGGAGACGGCGCGGTATCTTCCGTTCGGCGGTGCCATGCCCGAGGACCGGCCGGGCCTCTATCGCCGTGTCGCGCGAGATTGCGGCGTGCCCATCGAGGCAGTGCGCCGGGCCGTGGAGGCCTCCGGTGGCTGAGCCCCTGCGCATCCTGATCGGCTGCGAGACCTCGGGCGTGATGCGCCGGGCCTTTGCTGCCCGCGGGCATGACGTCTGGTCCTGCGACCTCCTGGCGGCAGAGGACCGCTCGAACCGCCACATCGTCGGCGATGTGCGCGACCATCTGACCGACGGCTGGGATCTGCTGATCGTGGCGCACCCGCCCTGCACGCGGCTCTGCAACAGCGGCGTCCGGTGGCTGCATGAGCCCTCGAAGCGCCTCCCCGAGACCTATGCTGCGGCAGAGCGGGAGGCTTTCGCCCGGATGGGTCGCGAGGAGCGGCTGGCCTTCCTGTGGGCTGACCTCGACCGCGGGGCTGCGCTGTTTGCGGCCTGCTGGCAGGCGCCGGCGCCGCGCGTGGCCGTCGAGAACCCGGTGATGAACCCGCACGCCCGGGCCCGCCTGCCTGCCGACCTGCCACGGCCGCAGACGGTGCAACCCTGGTGGTTCGGCGAGCCCTTCTTCAAGGCGACGAGCTTCTATCTGCGCGGCCTGCCGCGGCTCGCCGCCACCAACCGGCTGACGCCGCCCCGGCCCGGGACGCCCGAGCACAAGAGCTGGTCGGCCGTCCACCGCGCGCCGCCGGGGCCCGACCGCTGGAAATTCCGCAGCCGCACCTTCGAGGGCGTGGCCGAAGCCTGCGCCGACCAGTGGGGCGGGTGGGCCGAGGGGGAGGCTGCGGCATGTGGGTGAGACTGCCGAACGCGAACGAGGAACACGAGGAGGTCTAGGACATGCGATCAGCCACCGTCACGAAGACCGCGATCAGCCGGGCCATTGCCGCTTGGAAGGAATGCGGGCTGAAGGTCGGGGGGATGGAGATCACCAAGGACGGCACCATCCGCATCACGGCGGCAATGGACGAACCGGCGCCCGTGGCTCAGCGTGGTGGGCCGAAGCAGTGGCCGACCAGGTGATCGACGTGAAGCACAACTTCCCGGGCCTCCTGCGCGAGAAGCTCCCGTCCGGGGCCATCCGTTTCCGTGTCCGGGCCGAGGGCAACAAGCGGCTCCGCACCGCCATTCCGGTGGGGCCCGACCATGCTGACTTCTATCACCACTATACGGCCGCCCGAGAGGGGCGGCGCTGGGAGGGGCCGCCGCCCGAGAGCAGCGCAGTCGCCCATTCCATCCAGTGGCTGGTGGACAAGTATCTCGCGCACCTCGGGCGGCTGGTTGACGCCGGACAGGCCTCGAAGCTGACGCTCCAGCAGCGGCGATCCCAGCTGCGCAGGCTCTGCGCCATGACCACCGACGACGGCGGCGGGATCTACGGCGAATATGACATGTGCGCGCCGCGGAGCGCCTTCATCGCTGCCCGGGACCAGTGGCGCGACAAGCCCGGCGAGGCGAACAACCTCATCAAGTCCGTCTCGGCCATGTATCGCTGGGCGATCGAGGAGGCGGAGCTCCTCGCCGAGAACCCGGTCAAGGGCATCAAGAAGCTCGCCATGAAGGGGGAGGGGGCGGCCCCCTGGACGCCCGAGGATCTGAAGAAGTTCCGGGACAGGCATCCTCTTGGCACCAAGGCGCATCTGTGGCTCACGCTGCAGATGTTCACGGCCTGCCGGATCGACGACGCGCGCAAGCTCGGCCGCCGGCACGAGGTTGAGAGGGCAGGGGAGCTGTGGCTGGACTTCCAGCCCAGCAAGAAGGGAAGCGCGCCGGTGTCGATCCCGATGATGGCGCCCCTTTTGCGGGCCGTCCGGGCGCAGAAGGTGCAGGGGGCGACCTATCTTCTCACAGACTACGGCAAGCCCTTCAGCACGGCCGAGAGCCTGCGCAACCGCGTCCGGAAATGGTGCGCGGCGGCCGGCATTGAAGGGAAGTCCTCGCACGGCATCCGGAAGGCCGTGGCCGAGCTCCTGGCGGAGGCCGGCTGCAGCCAGCACCAGATCATGGCGATCATGGCGCACACCCAGGCGAAGACGTCGGAGATCTACACTAAGGGCGCGCAGCGGCGGGTACTGGCGGCCGATGCCTTGGCCGCTCTCAGCGACATGGAGTGGTGATCGGGGAGACGACCCGGCCCCTTGCGCCAGGCGATGGTGCTGCTTGGAGACCATGGCCCTGTGGGCACAATGTGACCTGTTGAACAGCTGCCCCCGAAGGACTGCTGTCTGCTAAGCGCAGGGAGCGGACGTCGCGGATTGGAAGGCCGCCCTGTGCGACCCGATGCACCCGGCCCGGACCGGTCGTTCGCCGAACAGGGCGTCGCTGCGGCGCGGCTACCCGGAAGCGGCCTTTGGTCGATGCTTCCGCCAGCGACTTATGGCGAGCCGGTCGTAGACAATAGAACCTGATCGTATAGGCTTGAACAGGGAGCATCGATTAAAGGATGATCAACTTTGGCCAAAAGTTTGCTAAGCGTCACGTTGAGGGCTATGAAGGCCGCGGAGAGAAACCGTGTTCGTCACGCAAAAGCTGCCGAGCGTCGTGACCTCGCCGAGCGGAGAGAGGTGGCACGACAGGCGAAGGATTATGCAGCCAAGGTTCGCAAAGCAGAGATCGCGGATGAGCGCGATCGGAAAGCTTACGAGAAGGCCGTAAGGGCTGCGCATGCCGCAGCCCAGCAAGCCGAGGTCGACCGAATGAATTCGGAGATCGACGCGGTCTTCGACGAGCTGGAAGGGCTTCTGGCTGCCACGATCAACGTTGACGACCATATAGATCTCGAGAAGCTTCGAAAGCCTTTGGATACGCCATTCGACATGCCCGACTTGGAGATTCCGTTAGTCGCGCCGAGACGGCCAAATTATCCACCCGAGCCTAAATATGTTGAACCGGCTAAGCCTAAAGGTTTCTTCGGCAAGAAGCGGAAGCTTGAGGAGGCGCGCGCAATAGCGCAGCAAGCTTACGAGATGCAAAAGGCGGAATGGGGCCGACGGATTTCGGCCTTAGAAGACCGATATGCAAACGAGTTGGCTGCCCATGAACAGGCAGAGGCCAGAAGAGTTGAGACCCTGGCCGCAGAGAAACATCGGTTTCGACAAGAACTGGAGGACCACAATAAGTCTATCGACCAGTTCATTACGAACCTATCATATGGAGACGCTGAGGCGGTTCAGGAGTACATCTCGCTGGTCGTAGAGAATTCCACCTATCCGATCACTTCATAGTCACGCATGAATTCTCGTTCGCGCCTGAGACAGCCGAGCTTCGGATGCGCGTGACGATCCCGGCCCCAGACAGCTTCCCAGCAATTAAGGCGTACAAATACGTAAGGACGTCCGATGAGATACGCGATGTCCCGATGTCCCAAGCTGAGATCAATAAAAGGTACTCCAGCGTCTTACATCAGGTCGCGATCAGGTCGCTCCACGAGGTGTTCGAGGCGGACAGGCGCGGGCTTATCCGAACGATCTCGCTCGAGGTCGGCACGAAGGCACGGCATCCTGCGACGGGACGGCTCGATTTCCTTCCTTTCGTGGGCGTCAGCGCCGAGCGTGACAGTTTCACGGAGTTCGATCTTTCTGGCCTCGTCCCGCTCGCAACTTTGAAACATCTCGGTGCTGCGATCTCCAGAGACCCCGTCGCCCTCGTCGCCGCCGACGTGACTGGCGTGCGCAAGTCATGACGGACGGGCGGACGTTCAATCCACCGCCGGGGTGGCCCAAGCCGCCTAAGGGGTGGACGCCACCCAAGGACTGGAAGCCCGACCCAAACTGGCCTGCCATGCCTGAGGGATGGGTACTCTGGGTATCCGACGCTGGCGACACGCCTCAGGCGGCGCCAGTGATGGAGAGGATTAATGATTCGACTGAACCGGAAGCTCCACACGACGAACTCTTCGCATTGAAGGCCGAGTTGGCGAGGCTACGGGCGCAATTGGCGGCCAATCCATCGACGGAAACCATCTCTTTCGATGACCAGAAGATCCTGCAGGATATCGGTATTTACCGATACCATCATCCCCTCGAGAACGCCGCAGGATATAGAGCCGAACTCGAACGGATCGAGATTGAGGTGGCCAAGGTCGTGCGGGAGCAAGAGGCCATCGAGGTCTCGTCTACGTTTACGTTCGAGAACTCACTGGCGGCGGGCCGGAAGCTGTCGAACGACCTCGGGAAGCTGATGCTTCGTGCCTACAACGCCGAATGCGATAACTGCATCCGTTCACTTCGTACCGGGAATGCCGAAGTCGCCAAAAAGCGGATAGAAGCGTCGCGCCAGGCGATCGCGAAGCTGGGCAAGATCATGGAGATGCAGATCAGCGCGCGATACCACGATCTCCGAGTGCGGGAGATCGAACTGACGGCCGACTGGCTAATGAAGAAGCAGGAAGAGAAGGAAGCGGAAAGGGAAAACAGGGCTAGACTTCGCGAGGAGAAACGCGTGGAAAGGGAGTTCGCTGAGGAGAGAGAGAGGCTGGCCAAGGAGAAGCAGCACCTCGAGAACGCCATTGAGGCCCTTCGGGAAAAGGGAGAGAGAAACCCTGACCTAGAGGCGAACCTTTTGGCGTTGGAGGAAGCCATAAAGCAAAACGAATATCGGCTGGCAAATATCAGGTCCGGCTATGTTTACGTCATCTCGAACCGGGGGGCATTCGGCACCAACGTCGTCAAGATCGGTTTAACAAGACGGCTTGAACCGAATGATCGCATCTCGGAGCTCGGCGGCGCATCCGTTCCCTTTCGATTCGATGTTCATGCCCTTTTCTTTTCCGAAGACGCCGTGTCATTAGAGAATGAGCTTCATAACCACTTTCGCGACAGAGCTCTGAATGCAGTGAATGCCCGCAAGGAGTTCTTCTTTGCGACACCTGCCGAGGTTCGTGACGTCCTCATGGACAAGGTCGGAAGTCTTCTCGAGTTCTCGGAGGTAGGAGAAGCGCTGGAATTTCATCAGTCAAGAAAATATTGGCCGGAACGACCGGAAGAACTGAAATAG